GGTATATCTTCAAGGAAATCTGCTAAAGTTGGCAGCACTTGGATAGCTAGTATTTTTTCGTTTGTTGTCATAATGCTCTTATTTCTCGTTTAACATCAAACCAATAAATTGCTAGTTCGTGATTTTGTAGTTTAACCATTTCTATTCGAACATTCTCGGCAACATATAACGCAGCTTGTTTAGCTACTGCATTAATTAACGCTTCAGTTCCACCTAATAAAGAAACGTCATATCTTGTAAATTCGTAAATGCTAAATGCTTTTTCTTTTGTTGTCATTTGTTCTCGTTTAATTTGATTCGTCTTAACTCGTTAACTAACTCTACATTGTATGTAGTAAAAAATTGCTTTCGATGAGCATCGTTAACTCCCATTGGAGGAAAATAAGTATTTTCTGCCTTTGTCGGCTTTACATTTTTGTTCAAAAAGTTCTTAATTAGCTGCATGATGTTTTAGTTTTTCGTAAATTAATAATTCAACTGTTTCAATATATTTATCTAGTAAAGAAAATACGTCTTGTTTTCCTATTTCTACTTCAAGAATATCAATGTAGTTTACATCGTCTTCTATTATTTCGTAGGTAACATCTATGTCTACTCCTTCAATTGTTACTGTTGTTTCGTGTTTCATGATTGTAATTGTGTTAAAGTTAATGTTTCTATTTCTTGGTAGCGTTCATCTAATAAATGACTTACATCTATACCAGCTATTAATAATTCAGATATTTCAATGCATCCTATATCTTTTGGATTCCATGTACCTATAACGTCAATATCAACGTCATCTAGTTGTATTATTATTTCGTATCTCATTGTTCGTTTTGTTTAAGCGTAAAATAATAGTTTTCTGCAACATCAATTGCTAAAGTGATTTGATTAGCTGAAATCCAATCGCCTTTCTCAAGATAAAATTCTTTGATTAATTCTAGTTGTTTAATTGTTTCGTTCATGTTTTTAAGATTTATTATTTATTATTAAATTTATCACACATTGCTATAAATTTTTTTCTTGGTAGTTTTTTAAATTGCTCAACTGTCAAATTATTTGCTGTTGCAATTTTTATCATTTTTAAATCTAATTCTTTTATTGTACTCATGTTTTTCATAATGTTTTGTTTAATTGATATAGACAAATATAAATATAATGTTTAAAACTACAATACTTTTTAACAATTATTTTTCATTTATTTTTAGTTTCTCAATGGTTTCAATACTTTCAGCGCATAAAAAAAATATTTAATTTAAGGTTATAGCTTTAAAATCTTGAAATAATTTAAGGTTATAGCATAAAAAAAGGAGATATTTCTACCTCCTTTAACCTAAACATGAAAAACAAAACTTGTTAACTGCTGCAAATATAGTAAAATACTCTTTACAAAATCATATGTTTTTGCATATAATATTTTACATTATGGCTTTTTTATATGTAATTGCATATTATTTTATGTTATTCTTCATCTTCCATTGTAACCAATCAATGAAAGTTTTGTTGTTTATTTTATACGAACTATTCCCACATTCACAACTCATATAATGTTGGATTGTTCCCGCTGCTGTTGTATATGTTTTACGCATTCTTATATTGTAGCTTCCACATTCAGGGCATTCAAACTTTTCACCGCCTCTTAATACTGCATAGTTTACTTTCTTTTTTGTGTATGGCTGTAGTTTTTCAAATACTTTTTCTAAAACAATTACATCCATGTCGCAATATTCAACCATTCTACTCATGGCTTCAGCATCTTTGTCGAATATAATACTTTTCCACATATCCATTCCTTCATGTTTCAACTTTGCGCCAACACCTAAAAACTTTGCGATGTAGTCCAACTTATTACTATTAAAATTAAACTGCGATTTAGCGTGTTTAAGCGTATCAATTGACTGATACTGCGGAAACATCTCTATACCATGAAATAAACATCTTGTTCGAAGCCATTTAATATCGAATCTATCTCCATTGTGTGCAATAACTTCGTCGGCTTTGTTTAGTTGTTTGATGAATGCTTTAAGTAGTTTCTTGTCGCATTGATTTTCATCCCATTGTAAATGGTGTACTTCGTCTTTCCCTTCCCATTTCCAACTAACGCAAATAATTGCCCTTTCTTTAATTATATCGTCAGGCTGAATAGTCAGGTTGTAACCACTTCGCCAAAAGATACCGATATTAAATGAGGTCTCAATATCGAAAAATAATCTTTTTCTTATCATTAGGTATAATTAAAAAGCCCAATTAAGGGCTTGTTGTTAAATGTTTGGGTAAAGTATCTTACCTTGTGTTATGACTTGACCTTTTGTAACTAAAGGTAAAAGCGTTCTCCAGGTATGACCAAATGTTTTTTCAAAATGTGGTGCGTCTTTAAACGATTTCCAATCACCTCCCCATGTCCATCCTTTGGATTTAAAGTAATTAACTACCTCAGTCCATTCAGGTGTTTTGTCTTTATCAATATCTTTAGTTAAGGACCAGGATGCTTCTTCAAATGTACCGTTCCCATCGTTATCGTATAACAGCACAATATCAAATGCTAAACCGTAGTTGTGGATTGATTGCCATTTATCCGCATTGGTGACTTTAGGTCTTTTTAAAAACAAAGCGTGTTGCTCTTCAGCAGTTCTAAGTACATAAGCAAATCGAAGTCTGCAATTTTTAGGCAGCATTGAATTGATTTCTAGATACTGCTCCCGCAGCTCCTGGCGAATCTTTGGATGTGCAAATTCTATCCGGTCTAATGTTATTTTATCCATCTTATTTACATTTAGTTGTTTACTGTAAACATATTAATTGTGCAATATATCACACTTTCAATAGTTATTTCTGCTTAATCTTGGTGAAATATACTTAATTGTGCAACGTAATGCACTATCTTCTTAAATAAACTTTTGCCAAAGCTATTACAAATCCAATAGCAAAGCAAATAATTAGAATTTTAATAGGGAAATTCCACTTTTTCTTGATTGTTTTATACTCAGTTTTTACTTTATATTTTACAACTTCTATTGAATCTCGTTTAATCTTATATTCCGTTTTAATCTGATACCTCGTTTTAGGCACAAATACTTGATTGTAACGCACTATCGTATCGTACTTGGTAACATACTTTACCCACTCGTTATTTATAAAGATAGAATCAATCTTTTGAATTTCGATTGTATCAGAAATTGTTTCACATCTCATTCCTTTTTTAACTGCTTTTCCGTAATGATACGAAGCGGAGCAGCCAGTCATAAATATAAGCCAAAGGATTGAGATTAAACAAGCCCAAATAAATGCTATTAAATGAGAGAAGTTTATTTTCATTTTTCTAATTTTTTACTGAATGAATCTGAAATTTTACTACCTACCGCAACGGAAAGAAAACCGAAGAAAACTTCAGTATTAAAACCATGCATAAAGAAATCTATTAAGCCAACAAGCACACAAATAGAAAAAGAAGTAAACATTGTAAGCGAAGTTCTTGACCATTTACCTTCCTTTTTTAATGTATCACGAAATAACTCTTTTATTTTTTCTATCATTTGGGAGTATTGCAAGTAGTTTTTCTTTTATCTCCACCTTACTATGCGTTGATGCTTGACGTATTTCTTGGTTTGCGCTTAGACAATTGAATAGTTTATCTTCAACGGAGGTCAACCTGGAGTTCATCCAAATCAATGCGATGACAGTCATTCCTAAAGCACCATGTTTCTTAATAGTTTCTAAAATTTCAAGCATTGGTTGTGGTTTATAAAAATAGTATTGAATCGTTGAATCCTTGCGTTTGTTGTACCGATGGTCTAATGTCCGAATCTCTATTTAAAGGTGAAATAAAGTTAGGAAATAAGTCTTTGTTCATGTCCAAATATTTCCAAAGTCTTGACTCGTAGAAACTAGCTTTTTGTGCGTAATGGTCTTGTACGAAGTTTACTTCTCCTTGACTTACGTTATTAGAATAGTCTCCATTTTGCGTTTGGATTCCTTTGTTCTTTAATTGGTATGATAAACCAAAAGCAGCATCTTCAGCACTCCTCCATGCGATTGCGGGTTGAATGTAAGTAACTAATTCTTCTTCGTCAACAGTCAAAGTTTGATTGTTATAAGCGGCCAAAAGGTAGTTATAAAAATAAGTACCTAGAATAGGCATTATTCTCATGTCGCTTTGAGTCTTGATAAACGGAACGATGTTGTTAACGTCAATGTTTGCAGTAATTGGCGTTTGTGTTTTTAGATAGTTTTCTGTTACAAAATAAATCATAATGCAGGAGGTGTTTCAATTGGTTTTAATCCTAGTAATTCTCTCAATTCGTTTTGAGTCATTGAATCAATTAACTTAGAAGCTAAAGCTGGATTTACATTTGCGATAATGTTAGAAATTTCACTCGTTCTTTCATCCATTTCGACAATGGTATCATTGACAATTTGGAAATTATTAATTACTAGCTTTGCATTTATGTTGCAGATAGCTAAAATTTCATTAAAGATTTCTTCGACTGAATTACGCAAAGGAATGATACTATTCTTTTCAAATATTACATACGATTGTTTGATGTCGCTACCACTTCCCAACTTACCGCTTACTCTAATTCCCATTAGTATAGGGTCAATGATATGCGCTTGACATATTTTAGAATCTATGCTTTCAGTAGTAACTTGAAAAAGATTATCGTTTGAGTTCGTAGGTATTGCTTCAATCGTTGGGAGAGATTCTTTATTGTTAGCAAAGAATGCTATTGCTTTTCCCGCATTTGTCGCTCCTTTTGCTCTATCAATCGTTGTTTTAATAGAGTTCTTCTCTTCTTCGTTTTGTGGTTTCTTCGGAAACATCATTGCAAACGATGGGAAGATAGAGTTTTGAATGTTTGACTTTTGTAAATAAGACATTTCACCATCTAAAAAAGCCCAATTCATACAAGATGAATATTGAGGTAAAGTATAAACATCTTGACCAACTGAATAGTCCTCATAACAATATAAGAATTCAAGGTCTTTAGTATTGAATCTATAAGGCTTGATTGTTTGTATGTTTATTTGAGTAGACCAATCATCGCAAATGTAGTACAAATCGTTTGTTGCGTTCTTTCTTACTTTATCCGCTGCGATGTGCTTACAAAATATTAGCGTTCCCGTTTGATTGAATCGCAAGTGAAAGTATACTCTACCATGAATGATTTTTTCCTTAGTAACTGCGGGTAAAATCTTCTTTAGATTCATTCGCTTTTCAAATGCGTAGATATCTACCTTTTCCATTGGTGAACAAGTAGCAGAATATTGCAATTCATAACCACCTCCTACTGTTGCGTTTGTTTTAAAGTCTACAATCGCACCATGTAAAGGCGAAGTGTAATACATTTGATTTAATAGTTGAGGGTAAAGGTTATCATTACCAAATCTAACGTAGTTACCAACGTTTAAACGGGCATTAACGTAAGGTAGAGATAAATCTCCTTTTCCTACTTTCAAGAATGGTGTAGAAAAGGCTTGATACCCTCCTAATTCTTGTACTTCTACGGCTTTATTTGCACCGAATTCAAATCCTAAAATCTTCATTAATCGTAAATTGTGTTTGTTACTACTCCTGCGACAACCATTCTGCCCTCTTCTACTACATTTAAACCAGTATAGTAATCTATATCTTGGTCTACAATGACGATAGGGTCGGCAGATTCGTAAACAGTATAGGTATATTGCCCAAGAATAAAGGTCGCATCAACTCCCTCCGTTAACTCAAACAAATTGTATCGTTGCTTATAGTCTGAAGTATCTACTCCTACCCATTGGAAACCTTGTGAACTTTTATTAAATTCATTTTGGAATAAAAATAAGTAGGTAGGATTCGAAATAGTTGATGACTCAGTTAACGTGAGTACAAAAGTATTTGCAGAATCTTTTTCTAAGTATATCATATATTATAATGGTCTTTAATTACGATTTGTTATAAAACAAAAAACCCCCACTATAAAAGTGAGGGTGAGGATAGCAAAGTTTACTTTTAAACTAGTAAACCAGCAATAATAGTAGGGTCAACTTCGTAAGCTAAATTCTCTGATTCAGCAACGATAGTAATCGAATACTTACTTCCATCAGCTTTAGCAGTTCCACTTCCTTCAGCTACCGCAGTAACTTGTGCGTTTGCAAAGTACCAATATTTACCGTTAGAATCTAAAACGATAATCGCAAGGTCTCTTTGCCCTTCTCCTAAAATCTTGATAGAACGAGACTTCGCTGCTTCACGTCTATGAAACATTAAAGTAATAGTAGCAGTTACGAATGAAGAGCCATTAATTAAGTCATTCGCTTGGTCTTCAACATAATTACCCGTGTTACGCTTAAATTCGAAAGGAATAAAAGGGTCTCCGTTAGTGATTGCAGTTATTTCCCAATTAGGCTCGTCTACAGTTACCGCAGTTACTTCACTTTGGTCATTTATGTAAACTGTTTGAATGCCACCAATATTGTTGTCGCATCCTTTAGTTATTGTTGTTATTGTATTGCAAGTTGCCATTTTTTTTATATATTAAAAAAGGGTAGGCGAATTCCACCCACCCTTTTTAGTTAGTAATTATTAATTAAGAGTAAAGAACAATCTCAGTAGGATTAGTATACCAGAATCCAACTTTCAAGTTAGCACGAGTTCTCAAGTAAGGCTCTGCAACTGTATCGTTCAAGTTAACTGCTCTTAACGCTTTTGCATCTGACTCAGAATCGAAAGCATAAATCAAGTTATTCTTCAAAGTCAATACCGCAGTGTTGTTTGGAAGACCTTCAGCAACTACCATCTTAATTCCTAAGAAAGTCAACGCTAAAGGAAGCGTTACAAACGTTTGAGTGTTACCCGTTGCAGCAGCTAATTCGTAAGCAGTCGCAATGTTAGAAGAAACGTAGAAACGTAAATCTGCTTTCTTTCTTTTAATCGTTGCAGGAGCAGCGTTTAAGATTGCAGTCAATTGTGCGATTACATTTGTAGCATCAATAGAAACATTTGCAACATCTACAACATCAGTGTCAGCTAATAAACGCTTAAGATAACCATCACACAAAGCAAGAAGAGTATCTTCAGACTCAGTGTCACCTTGCCATCTCAATAACTCAACATCTTCTCCAATTTGCATTGACATTGTCTCCCAATAGTAAGACATGAAACTAGCAACTTCGAAACTTCCGTTAGAACCCGCAGCCATTTGCAAAGAAAGAAAAGATTGCTCTAAGTCGAACTGACAGATTTGAGCCATAGCAGATAAAGCACAAACATCGATGTCGATAGCATCCAAAGTGTCACTTGGTGCAGAAAAAGCACAAGTACTTGATTGTAGGATAGAGCCGAAAGCAACATTAGCTAATTTTGTAGCTGATTTAATACCAGGCAAAGTTCTGTAGTTATCAACGATGTCTTCAGTAATATACGCACGAGAATAGAACTCGTTAGGATTAGCACATAAAAGTGCGTTTGTTTCGATGTCTAAATCGAATTTTAATTTTCTTGACATTTTTAGTCTTTGTTAAATTGGTTAAACTTCATTAATTTTTCGTGAGCAGATAATTTTTGCTCGGTAACATCTACAACTTCTTCTTCAAGTGTAGGAATCATTGCTTTTACTTCAGCAATTAACTGAATAAGTTCGTTGTACTTTTCGTCAATTGTCGGCATAACGATTGCAAGAATAGCTTCAGCGTCAGCCGTTGGGTCAACTGCCATTGCAGTTTCAACAACTTCTTCTTCTACTACTTCCTCAGTCATTGCTACCTCTTCTTCAACTACTTCTTCGGTAGATGCCATTTCGACTTCTACTTCAATAGGCGCATCTTTCACTTCGACAACTACTCCGTCTTTAACAACGTAGATTTTGCCTTCGATTAGATGTTCTCCATCAGGTAAATTCATACTGTTTTCTATTTGTTTATTAATACTTAATTTTAAGCCTAAAAATCCTTCAATCGAAAAACCAACTTGTCCGCTTTCAACAAGTTTATTATAATATTCTTTGTCCGTTATTTGAGCAGTTAGCATAAGCGTTCCTTTAGGTACTTCAATACCGTAAGAACTATATGATTTATCTTCTTTAGGATTTTCAACTAGCCAACTTTCAAGAATGTAAGCGGGAACAATTTGTCCAGCGTCATGCTCCAGGTTGAATAAATTATTATTATTTAAATTTTGCATGAAATCGGAATAAATTGTTTCTATTTCTTCTTCAGAAAATTGCACAAAATATTCTCCTTCTTCATCGTTTCTGTAAATGTCCATCGGAATCATTGCGGGTGCTACGATTCTCATCTTTGGCTCGTCAGCAAACTGCATTACTTTTGAATGACTATTAAACGCCATTCCTTTAACTAAAATTGCGGGTTTAGATGTAAACGCTACTTGCTCTATTCCTAATACTTCGCCATCGGAATAGTCTTCGTCAATTGTAACTTTAAAAATAGGAATGTCATTCGCCATACATTATAATGGCATACATTTTTTTTTGTTATATTTTTGTATATTTGACGAAAAAAACACTATGGTAAAAATCGGAACAACAAAAATCAACAACGAAGTTACTGAACTTACAATCGAGCAATTTGAGAAACTTAGCGCAACAATGAACAATTTAGAACTAGACCAATTCGAAAAGTGGGCTAAAATATTTATAGATTTAGGCGCAAATGAAGATGAAGTTTATGATTTGGACTTTGAAAAGTTTACGGAAATCGTGAAAGAATTTTGCGACACAAAGAAAAAGCCTACAAAAAAGTTTCTTAAATCAATTGAATTCGATGGATATACTTACCAAGCCTACGAAGATGAGTTTAAACTAAACGTTCGTGATTTAAAAATGATTGAAAAAGCAGTATCTACTTCTCCCGAAAATTATATTTCTAGAGTTATGGCAATTATTTTCAAACGAACTGACTTAACTAAAGCGGAGCATTACGGAGATTCACACATAGCATTGAAATCAAAGATGTTTAAGGAGCAAAAAGCAAATATAGCTATTCCTTTTATTGCTTACATTGGTCAAAAGTTAGGTAAAACCGCTAAAGATATTCAAGTTGAAGCTACCGAAATCGTGGAATGATATAACAGTCGAACAGTTTATAGAGTTGAGGTCTTTGAATAACGAAGACTTTGACTCTTTGTTTAGTTATGAAATAGAATGCTTATCTATTTTGACCGACATAGATGTAGATGAATTCGATGATATGGAAATAGACGAACTTTCAAAGATTGTTAAGCAAGTTACATTCATAAAAAAACAACCTTCAAATATTTTCAAGAATGAAATCAACAATCTTACATACATTGGATTGAATGATTTAAAATTAGGTGAGTTTATCGACCTGGAATATTACTTCGCCAACGATTATGTTAAACATCTAACCTACATTAGTTCAGTATTGTACCGTAAAACTAAACTAAGCGAATGGGAAGAATTGATTTTTGAAGATTATTCGTTCAACATAGAAAAGCGGAAAGAACTCTTTAACGATTTGCCTATTACATCGGTCTACGGAATCATATCGGAATACATTAAGTATCGTGAAAACTTCTTAAAAGTGTATGAAAACCTATTCAATCCAATCTTTGATGAAGACGAACTAGACGAAGCTGAACTAGACGAAGAAGATTTAAAGGAACAAGAAGCTGAAGACAAAATCAATCGATGGTCTTGGGAGCATACACTTTACAATTTAGCGAATGAAGATGTAACTAAAATCAAAGACGTACTAGAATTAAATCTAGTATTCGCCTTTAATATTTTAGGAATGAAGAAAGAATTAGAAATCTAAGTTTTGTATATTTCTTCCAGGTAGTTTGTATGGCAAAGCATTTTCATCTATCCAATTAAAGTTCACAAATACTTTTGGATTGTTTAGTATTCTTGCCATTTCAAGTAAAGGATATTTCTCGAACTGCCATTGAATGTAGTCTTGCACAATTTCCCCGATTATACCTTGAACGATTGGACTATCAAGCCACCTATCCGTTATGTCGAAAGCATCAATGTAAATTGTTCCTTCATCTAAAAAGAAATAATAGTACATTACGCTTACGGTTATATCAATTCTATTTAGTTCCGTTCCAGTCATTGCGGAAATACGCACACTATCGTACATCGTACCGTAGTCGATTAAACCTAGCTTCTTGATTTCCATCTGCAAGGCTCTTGCGAGTTTATTCCTTGTTGCGTATTTTACTTTGAACGTAGCCATCTAAAATTTATATTAGCAAGGTGTGAAGTACTGAGTTCGTTAGTTGGGCTTTGAATGTCATATCTCAAATTGCTTTAACCATTTAGCAACCATTCCTTCAACTTCTTTATCCTCCCAAGTATCGGTGTATGGCATATCATTAGCATTCACTCCAAACTTTGCAGTATCAGTAGTTAAAACAACATCAACGCTTAAAAGTTGGTCGATTGCTTTGTCTTGTATTGAGTTCAAGTTTACAAAGATTTTAGGATTTTCAATCTCTACTTTGAATTGTGGGAATTTATAAGTCATATTTTTTATGTTAAAGTTGTTCCAGTTACTGTGAATGTGCGACAAGCTAACCAGCGTAAAGAAGCAGATGCCGTTTTACCTGAAGAAACTATTGTTCTATTTACAGGAAAAAAGAAAGTTGAATTTCCTGTTGAAGTTGCTATTGTATTCGACAACCAAAAACCAACTGATGCAGAAATATTGAAAGGAGCATAGTTTAGCCATGTTAAAATTGCGGCATCACTACAAATGTTTAACGCTTCAGTTCTATTTGTTAATCTCCACCCACTTGTATAACCTACTATTGAATGCGCTAGAGCCTCATCAATTGCATTATTCCACGTCTTATCTGTATTCGCTCCACCTCCATTAACCCTTCTATCGTAACCTAAAACAGTACTACCATCATAAGTACTCCAATCAATTACAATATTTTTAGTATAAGTCTGCGTTCCTAATTCTGAAGTAAATCTATTAGTATTTCCAAATGGATTTGCACTAGCCAATGTAAAAAAGTCAACAGCCCTACCCGCTTCTATATCTCCATCGTCACCCGTTCGATAAGATGTTGTTTGTCCCGTTTTCATTAAGGTCGCGCCAACAGCCGAAGGAGTCGAAGCTGCAACCGCTTTAATATATCTATTGTCACTCATTATTTAGTTATATTTAGATTAACAACCGAAAGAGTTGATGCAGTTACTGTTACCTTACTTCCTATTGCTATTGTGTTTCCTAACGTATAAGCTACTCCATCATCTTGAATAGTAATAGTCGGAGCATTCAACACGTTGCTAACAGATGTTATAACCATACTATAAGGTGCATAGAAATCAACTGTAAGTGCAGCAACAAGTTCTATCGTATATTGTATTTTTACATTTTTCCAAACCGAAGTAGCAGAATCGTATTCTAATTGATTGCCACCAGTTACCGAAGTAATCAAAACGTTGTGAAGCTCATCTAACTCATAACCATTATCTACCTTTACAAATATACTTCCTTGTGTAATGTGCGCAGAAACAACATATCCAACAATTACTAAATGATTTGGTGCAGTTGGTTTTACTTTAGTTACTTGACCAGCGGTTGTTGGGCTTAAATAAAGAATGTCTCCATCTGCCCATGTTTCACTTTGTAAACTTCCTGTTGTATTTATATTTCTTATTAATCCACTTGTAGTAATAAAGCCTTCTTGATTGTTATTAATTGTTTCCGTTACAAGTCCAATTGTTTCAGCACTCAACAAGTCATTTGTCGCTAAAGCTAAATCAACTTTTAATCTTTGACCTTGCGCACCCGTTACCCTTACCGCTTGATAATTTGCTTCTAATAAATTAACGTTTGTAGCTGTTTTATTGACTACTCTTAATACTTGCTCCTGACCTACTTGTAAAGTTACATTTCCACCTTTCAAGCCTAAGTCAACTGTTCCATCTGTATCATTCCATCGCATTACAGCAACTCCAGCTGTACCCGTTGGTGTTTGGTCAAACTCAACTTGTCCTGACTTTAATTCAAATTCTCCTAAGTCAACATTTGTAGTTGCGCCCGTATAAGGAACAAAGCCGCTTGTTGATGGCAATGCTGCCAATGCATCAAAGACAGCGTTACTAGTAACTGGGTTTAAACTGCCATCCGTAACAGCATCTTCTATTGGTATATTTATATCTATTGCCATATTACATTAAATGTTTCATCTTTAATACTTGGAACTGTTACGCTTGTAGTTACTCCGTTAACTATAAAGTTGTACGTTGTATCGGGTAAAATTAAAGTCCCACCACTCGCAACTGTTGTTTGATACGTTCTATCTGAATTTTCAACTATTGCATCCTCGCAAACAATTGGAGGATTTGGATTTATTGGATTCATCGGAATAGCACAATCTCCGTAACTTGCTACCTCAAAAGTAATAGACATTACCCAACCCGCAACGTAATCTAAATCTTGGTTGTTTAAAGGAGTCATACTCGCAGTACCTACTACATCTATTTCAACATCGTTGTCATTCGTGTAGTAAACGTACATATCTTTTAAGATAAGCTGACAATCTGAAATGATACTGTTTAGATTTGCTCTATCCGCTTGAATAATATCTACGCAATAAATATCAACTGTAAACTGATTTGTATTTAAGGCTTCAGTATCACTCGTTGGAGTAACAAAAACAACGGGATATTTCTCATCCTTCGTTGCAAAGTTAGGCATCTGCTCTCTGAATTCCCCACCATACTTTTTGATTTGTAGGTGAGCATTGCAGAACGCTTCTATTTTAGATAATAGTGAAATATAGCTTGTCATAATACTGCTGATTCTTGTACTTTATTCATCTTTTTCTGCATTGAAGTTACGTCTGATTCTACAACTACCGCCTTAACAATCATCTCCCC